TTAACCCACTTTCCTTTCTAAATCATTTATGCGATGATTTATTACTTTTATTTGTTCTTCTACTACCGGCATTCTTTTAGCGAAATTATTGTGTTCCCTAACTTCACTTGTTAATGCCTCAATTTTTGTATCTGTTACCGCCTGCTGAATTTTTAAATTTGTTTCAATTTTCTTATTACTAGATATGTTTGAAATAATTGTCCCTAATAATGTTAGTCCCCCAGTAATGATTGCCACTATAATTGACTCCATTTCCAATCCTCTCTTTCTTTTGCAATAGAAAAAGAGCCTTATTAAGACTCTTCTTCCAACTTTTCTTTTACTTTCTTTCTCCATAATTTAGGGACATCATCAATTGTCATTGTTTTTAAATCTCTAATTTGGATTACATAAAAATTAACCATTGCCAAGTACCTCCCCAATTTCCATAATTGCCTGTTCTAATGCAGAAATTCTATCAACATCAGGAATATCAACAATTTGTTTTGCATATTGTTCTTTTGCAAAATTTATCCAAGTTTTATACCCTTTTGCAGTTGATAATTCTTTTTCTAAGTTATCTCTATATATTGTCGGAATTCTATATATATCAAATTTATAAATAGTTCTTGAGATTGCTTTTCCAGTTTCTGCATCAAAATCAATTCTTTGCTCTTCTGTTATATTATCATTTAAAACAATTTCGCATCCATTGTTTAAAATGTTCTCAACTATGTATTTTTCCGGTTTTATATCTGATTCCACTTGATAATTTACTTGCATTTCTTATCACTCCTTTACATTTTTTTGTAGTTATATATGGTTTAACATATTTGTTTCTGTAATTAAAACTATTACAATGTTTTAACCAACCATCATAACTAATCATAGCATAGGCATCATTTAGTCTTATTTTTTTTCTTTTATATATTTTCTTTACTCTTCTTTTTATTCTTAAGAAATTTCCTCTTCTTAATGTTGTATATCCTCTGTAGAAGCGGTATCCAATAAAATCAACTGGTCTACTATCAACTTTAAATAATTGCCAATTTTCTTTTAATTTTAGCCCTTCTTTCTTCAAATAATCACTAATTAATGCCCTACATTTATGTAATTCCTTTTTATTTCTTCCAAAGAGCAACATATCATCCATATATCGCAGATAATATTTTACTTTCAGTTCTTCCTTTATATAATGATCTAAACTCTGTAAATAAAAATTTGCAAACCATTGAGATGTATAATTACCGTATAGGTAATCCAGACTCTGAACTATCTATTATTTTATCAATTAAATCAAGCATATCATAATCTTTAATTATTCTTCTAAATTTACTTTTCATACAAAATTTATCAATACTTGGATAAAATTTTTTCACATCTAATTTTAAGCAATATTTAGTATTTTTCTTATCATCTTTTAGTATTCTTTTTATTTGCTTTCCACCATAATGAATACCACGATTTGGAACAGATGCACAGCAATATTCATACATTCCCTTTTCTAGTATTGGTTGCAATTGTAACATTATACACCAGTGAATTACTTGGTCTGGATAAAAAGCAGGCTTAAATATTATTCTTTCTTTTTTATTAACTCCATCGTGAATTTTCATCTTTTTATACGGACTTAATTTTATACTTTTATCAACTAGCATTTTATATATATCATCTACATAATAATCTATATTGTTCATTATTTTTACAACATTTTTTCTGCTCTTTTTACCTGCAGATGCTTTTAAAATTGCTATCTTAATATTATTTTTATCACATAGCTTTGAATAAATATTGCCTATTCTTTTCATCTTATGTTCTCCTGATATTTCTTATTTTTGTCTACCGGTCTTTCGACTAAAAAGAAGCTACTAAACCAGTCCAGTTGCGACTCTATTTTTGCCAAGGGGCACGGAAAATGATGTGTAATTTATCTATAATTAATTTTCCAAAAATAATAACACGACAACCGATGTTGAAGTTCGCATTCGAAGAATCATTGTTGAAATTCCAATACCACAAGCCACAGTTAGCGCCATTGTTGAAATTGCCACCCACATGAGCAAAAACTCCGAAACGAAGAGCAAAGCTCGGTCGAACACACACCAAATCCCTTTTTTATTTATTGTGTTTGATAATAATTATATAATTTTTCCCTTAACATTTTAACTATACCAGAGGCTAGTTATTCTTTGTGGGAGGCTGACCGCCCCCACACCCCTGTTATTTCTGGTTATCAATAAGAACACGACAACCGATGCCGAAGTACGCAATCGAAGAATCATGGTAGAAACTCCAATACCACAAGCCACAGCCAGCGCCATTGCTGAAAAGGCCACCCACACGAGCAATTCTATTTCCTGTGTTTTGGTAATAGTAATCAGATGTTCCTGAACCTGATCCAGCACCAATTTCATTAGGAAATCTTGCTAAAGGTTCATCTGGATCATAACCAAGATTTTTTGCATATCCATTTGTATCAGCATTTGTGTATCCAATTACTTTATATGGTGCAACAAATGTATCAGATTTATATTGAGAATGGTCTTTGCATAAATATGCAACTCTATCTTTAATATTTAATCCATCAACAAATTGCCACATATTAGAGAATATATTTTCAATTCCTCTATAAATCATAGAATGAAATCCATCATTTACAATGCAACCAGATTTCATTCCTAGACTATCGCATTGTCCAGACTCTTGTCCTATTCCCCAAATCACATTGCCTACTGCAATATTTACTGCAGCACCATCGAAATAAATTACTTTACCAGAAACATTACCATCTGAATAATTTTCAACTTTAGTAACTGTTCTATTAGATGCAATAGACATATTCCACCAAGCAGTTCCTATTGCAATTGTTCTTCCAACATATAAATTTGTTGAATTTACTATAATTCTATTAACACCTGTTTCAGCAATTAGTGCAGTAGATTGTTGACCAATCATTACGCCATTTCCTAATTTATTTTGAGAATTATAATCTGCATACTCTACTAAATAAAGCATTTGTAAAATGAAGTATCTATAATCTAACAATGAAAATTTACTTCCTAAGTTTTGTGCCAATGTTCTAAATTGTGATATTGTTTTATTATATACTGGTATCAAACCACTATATGAATGCAATTTATCATCAACTAATCCCATTACATATCTTGCATAATAAAAATCTTTGTAATGTGTAAATCCGCTTCTTTCAATATCAGAAATTAAGATATAATCATAATCATTTTCTTGATATACTTTAATATAGACATCTGGAATATATGTATATACATCTCCATTCGTTCCATCAAATTTAAAACTTGCATCTCCATACCAAGCCTTTGCTTTTCCAGTAGTAATATCATAATTACATGTTCTTATTTGACTCCAAGGATATAAATTATCGAAATCATTTTGAACTGTTGTACCATTTTTAGTAGCATTAGCAACTAACCCAATACTATCTTCTATTCTTTCCCAAGCCGTATTTGTGTTATTAGTTATCTTTCTTCTAACACCATATATATGTCCTCTTTTTCTTTCTATGTTTTCAACATCTGTTTCAATTTCTTCTATTCTTGCAGTAACTGAACTAAATGTTTTTGATTTTATTGTTGACTTTCTTGCTCCTGTAACTTCTGCATCTTTTATTTCAATTTTCTTGTTTAAATTAGTTAATGCTTTTCCTTCTAATGTCAGCCCATCTAATACATTAACCTGAGCTCCTGTTGCAATCCCCTTTAATTTTGTTTTCTCTGCTGTTGTATAATCATTTGATGATAAGCCTTTTCCTGTTTCTTTACTAACTTTTTCATCATTTAATTTTTTTACACCAGCATCAACTTTGTCCCAGTTTTCATTCAATGCAGTATCTATATCGAAATTACTATTTAGATCTGCATCATTTGATGTATCGTGTTTAAATAACCCTAAAAAACTTGTAACTAAAGACATATTTTTTCCTCCTAACTATTTAATTTCTTTTTGTTAATATAGACATCGCCTGTTATTTGCAATGCCCCCTTTAATGTTTCATCATACATATTATTTATTGCAATACCATTTTTAGATATTGCAATTGCAGGTATTCCTGTTCCTAATGTCATTTCATAAATAGATGTAGACAATCTATCTTTTATAACAATCCTAATATTAAAACTTTTTGTTACACTAAATCCATTTGCACCAGAGTCTCCTCGTATTTTTCCACTAAAACTAAAATTATTTCCATCTAATTTAGTTGTTAATTCATCTCCTCTAATCCAATCTTTAGAATTAGTGGTTTTATATTCATAATAACAAGATGTTATTGCATTATTCATTGCACCAAATCCATATCCCCAATAAGTACCTTCAAATGATATACTAGTTTCTGATCCAACTCCACCAGTTCTTGCAATACTTGCTTTTTTTATTACAATATCTGAATAATCTAAAAATCTACTTGGGGAAATTTGTTTTACTGTTGAATTTCCTCTGCTATCTATTGCATAAACATTAAAAATATTGCTATCTGCATTATCAATAGTTCCACTAACAGTAGAATTATCGGAATACTTAATATCTAATTGTTTGTTTCCAACTACAAATCTATATAAATTCATAGATGCATAGTTTTTAGCCACTGCTTTATTTGCTGCAGAAATAATTGCCTTAACATTAGAATATCCTTTAATTATTGATTGATTTCCACCAGTCAACTTAATTGTTGATGCATCTGTATCCTCGTAAGTGAAATTATAAAAAGCAGGATTTGAATTTATAACATTCAAAGTTCCTACTTTTTCATTATAATATTCTGAATTGCCGTAAGTAATTATTCCAACTTTTACAGATACACTATTACTATTTTTAGAATATTGTAACATAGACAATATTTGTGCCTTTGTCCAAGTATAGGATGTATTTTTAGTTTTACTTGATGTTAAACGCCTTGTACCACTCGGACAATCTAAAAAGTATGCAATATCATTTCCAGAAGGATTATTGCAATCAACTCTTAAAGAACTCTCATTATTTAAGCTAAAATTATTATTTGGATTCGTAATAGTAGCAATATTTTTAGTTGCAATTGATAAAGTTCCACTCTTTGACCACAGACCACTATCTGCTCTTCTCAATCTAACTCTTACATTGTATGTAGTATTAGGTTGTAGTCCACCTATTGTAAATGTACCACTTTTTCCATCTCTTGCAACATTGTCTCCTGCATCAGTCCATTCCCCTCCATTTAAGGAATATTGAGTCCAATCTCTTTTTGGATCACAAGTCCATTTTATTGAAACTGAATTTAATGCTGTTCCATTATTATAAATATTTATACTATTTAAATATCGTGGAATATTATCAAGCCACCAACTACCACTACCAGTACAATTGACTGCTACAGTATAAATACCTGCTTCAGCATAAGCACTAAACTGCTTATTTCCTTGACTATCGTGATAAATTCTTTTTGTTCCAGATGCTACTGTAGTTCCATTATATAGGTTTATACGACTTGAAGATGAATAAACTTCTTCTTCATCAATGACAACTCTAAAATTACCTGCTTTATACCAACTAGCACTTGCATTTCCACTACCAACTAAATTCCAACCAATATCTGTATAGTTACCATCTATACTTCTTCCATTGGTCCACCAGTTAAATGTTAAATATCTGCCGTGATAATTACCAGTTCCAAAAGATCCACTACTTGCCATACTATCTCCTTTCTATAACAAACTAGACAGCCAAATTTGCGAACTTACTTTTTGAATTAAAAGTCCTGCTATTTCTGCTTTTCCATTTACAATCATATCTTTGGTTTCCATACCTTTGTCAGTAAACTCTGAAATAACATCTCCTGTTGCTTTATTAAATACTCTATTTCCATCGCTATCAATTCTAGTATAAGTATTTGTTTCACTACTATTTACTTGAATACCTTTTCCAATCTGGACGGCATCAGTATAAGTTTCATTAGCATTTTGTTCCCAAGTTTGCTTTTCAGAGCCTAAATTTCCCATTAAATCAGAAATATAGACAGTTTTATTTGTATCCGTATAAAAACTAATGTCGATTATATTTGAAGTAACATCTATTGTTTTGCAAAACTCTTTCCATTTATCTCCGGTATATTCTAAATTAAATGACTCCCCATTTAAAATAACCCTTGCTTTAGTAAGCTCATTTTTATTTTTGTAAATAAAACTTATTGTATAAGTTTCGTTTTTTAATTGTACAGTCTGTTTTGTTGTTCCAATTATTAATTCATACCCTATTCCAGAAATGGAATTTTGTTTTAAGTCAGTATTTGTATATTCTGTGATATTTTCATTCCAATATTCTTTAGAATACGCAAAAATATTTCCTCCGCCTTTTGTAGCAACAGTTGTTTTTAATCCTTCAATTGTTAATTTTAATTGTGCAATTTGTTCTTGATATTCTGCTGTTATTTTCTTTATGGTATCATTTGTTTCTTCTGCATTCATTTGCATAGAGTTTATTTTGCTACCATCTTCTGTTTGCTTATCAATTATTGCATCAATAGTTCCTTGTTGTTTATCAACAATAATCTCTGTTCTTCTTATTCTTTCTAAATCACTCGGAACATTTTGATAATTGACTGTTGCCTTAATAATTGATGGTGCTGACATTTCACTTTCAAGACCATTTGGACTTTTATATGTAAATCTAAATAAAAAAGATGATGCAATTGCACCATCAAAATCTAAAATCCATAATGGATCTCCTGTTTCTAAGTAAGGTTTACATTGTCCTTTCAATTCGTAAGATGTATAAGAGAATCCTTTTACTTTATCAAATAATTCCACAATAAGTTCTTCTCTTTTTTCTTGAGTATATGCAAATGGATTATCATTTATTGCAAGACAATTTTCTCCATCTTCTGCAATACTCTCCTCATCTCTTAAAGTAATATTTTCTCCTTCTACTTGGCTCATACCTAGTGAAACAACATTTATCGGATGAGTATTCCTTTTTATAACTAATTCTGAGTAATCGCTTTGCTTTTCAAGGCTAGGTTCATTTGTGTTTGTTGTTAGTCTCTTTACCATTATTTCATTCATCGATTTGACTATCATTTCATCAACCTGTTTTGTTGACTCTTTTTCTATTCCTAATGTTTTTAAATCATTAGTTATATTTCTTACCTTCTGTTTCATTAAATCGACTACTAACATTTTATGAACATCTTTTACTTTGTACTTTTTACTATCAATTAATTTTGGTGTAATAAAATACAATTTGTTATCAGATTTTATTTTTGCAAATGATCCTGATATTCCAGCAACTGCTTGAAACACTTGTCTTATTATAGCATCAACTTCAAATTGATTACTATCTACAATAAAATTGCAGTTTGCAAAGTCTTCTGTTGCTAATTCAAGACCTGCTAAATTGCAAGCCTCTTTTGTAACATCTAATACTGTTATTTTCTTACTTGAATAATCTAATTTAGATTCATATAAAATATTTGATTTCAGCATATAGTCCATTGCACTTACTTTATTTATTAAAGTAGTATCTCCGTGGCTCTTCATCAATTGTAATGAATTTGCCTAGTGAAATCCAATGTACTGAATTTTCAACTTTTATTCCTGTGAAATATTCAAATTCTTTATTTTCTAAATCAACAATATTTTCAATTTCAAAGTCAAGAGTTCTTGCAATTGCAGTTCCAAAAATATTTCCATCATCATAACAATCATCACAATATTGTACATTACTAATAGGATATTCTTTATTTCCAATTTTTATTTTATCATATTGAGTTGTACTTTCTTCATAGGACTTTCTTATTTCATCACTTAAATCAATCATTGGTTAATCTCGCCTCCTATTTGAGAAAGTGTTACCTCAAATTCATCTATTCTTCCATCTCCAACAGAAGAAATCATTGAGGTATCAGGCAGAGAAACAAAGAATTTTTTAGTAATCATCTTATCATATTTGAAAGAATAATATGTATAATAATCCTCATTTTTACTAAAATGACTTATGTATTCTTTATAAGTTTGTTTATTTAATTGTCCGAATTTTACAGTTATTGTTGTTTTAGGCATTTTTCCATAATTCTTTCTAATACTTCCATCACTCATAGTAATACTAGATAGAACTTCTGCTTCATCTTCTTTTAAATTATATCCTTTAGACAATATATTTTTAAACTTAAAACCATTATGTTCCAATAATGACATTCTCTCCACCTCCTAATATCCATATTGTAACTTTCTTTTTATATTTCCTTTATTTACTGATGAAGTCAATACTTTTCCATCGAGATTTGTTACTGAATTTACAGTAATTTCTTTATTATCATCAATACTTTGTAGATGTGTTTGCCTATTATCTTCTGTTTCAACCTTAATTTGATGACTACTTGTTAAATTAGATGTTAGTTTTGCATTTTCATGTTCTACTGCTCTTTGCATATCTTTATAAACATCTTTTAAACTATCATTAAATCCTTCTCCCAATCCTAATCCTAAATATTGACCAACTTCCTTATTAAATACCTTAGATGGAGAATGTATTCCAAATAGACCTTTAACCTTATCAATAATTCCACTGCAAAATCCTTTTATTTTATCAAAAATCCATTGTTTTACATTGTTTATTCCTTCCCATAAACCTTTTATCATATTGCTACCAATTTCTTTAACTTGTGAAAATCCTGCCTTTAACCCATTTACAATTGATGCTATGATTTGAGGCATATTCCTTGCTAATTCAATTACTATTGTTGGAATTGCTTTTATAATTCCCATAAATAGTTGAATTGCTGCCTGAATTAGCCTTGGTAAATTTTGAATAAGTACACTAGTAATAGTTAATATTATTCTTGGTAAATTTTCTATAAGAGCCTCAATTATTGTAGGTAATGCTTGTATCAATCCCATAAATAGTTGAATTGCACCATCTATAATTGCAGGTATTGCATCAATTAAGGCTTCTAAAATTGTTTCAATTATATGTGGTAAGTTATCAATAAGAGCATCTATAATAGTTGGTATAGCTTGAATAATACCCATAAACAATTGTATTGCTCCTTCAATCAGTCTTGGTAATGCATCTATCAAGCCATATACTACTGTTTTTATTATCTCATCAAGGTTGTCCAATAAAGCAGTAATAATTTCTGGAATAGCCTCTACAATTCCCATAAAGAAACTAATTGCAGCATCAATTAAATCTGGTAAATTATCTATCAATACACCTATTATTTGATTAACAAGTTGAACTAATTCTATGATTAAATTTGGAATTGCATCTACCAATCCTTGAATTAAACATATAATTATTTGCATTCCAACATCAACTAATAATGGTAGCATTGCTGTTATTGTATCAATAAGTTGTGGAATTACATCTATTAAGCATTGCATTATTGCTGGTAAAGCATCCAATATACTTTGTACCAATGATTGTAATGCAGTTAATATTATTGGTAATGCCTCCTCTAGTAATGGTGGTATCATTTGAATTATTTTAGGTAGAAACTCTTGAACTAATCCTCCTACTAATTTTGAAATTCCATTTATAACAACTTCTATTCTTGGAATAATATTATCTCCAAATGTAAGTACACTCTCAACAAAATTCTCGATTAATTGACCAAAGTCTTGTGAATCATCAGCCATTCCTGTCAATAAATTTTGCCATGCACCTTTCATTGCAGCAGCAGATCCTTGTATTGTTGTACTTGCTTCCTTTGCGGTTGTTCCTGTTATTCCAAGTTCTCCCTGAATAACATGAATTGCTTGATATACATCATTTAAATTTGATATATCATACTTAACACCTGTTATTTTTTGAGCATCTGAAAGTAATCTTTCCATTTCTTCTTTAGTTCCACCATAACCAAGTTTTAAGTTATCAAGCATAGTATAGTTTTGCTTTGCAAATCCTTGATATGCATTTTGTATGCTTTCCATAGATGTCCCCATCTTATTTGCATTATCTGCCATATCTGTAATTGCCATATCTGCTACTTGAGCAGATTTTGCAGTATCTCCATTCAAACTTTGTAACAAAGAAGCACTAAAAGATGTAACTGTATCCATATAAGCATTTGCACTTAATCCGGCTGTCTTATATGCATTATTAGCATAGCCTTCAACAATTCCTGCACTTTCTTTGAACAATGTTTCAACACCACCAATTAATTGTTCATAATCTGCATAACTATCTACTGCACTTTTGCCTATTGCAATCATTCCTGTTGTAACTGCTGCAGCACCAATTGCAATACCTTTAAGGGCTGTTCCGGCAATACTCTTTATTTTACTAAAGCCACCTTTCATGCTGTCTATACCTTTGTTAAATCCATCATTATTTAACTCGGTGTCTACTACAACAGAGCCATCTTTTGCCATTCTTTCACCCCATTTCTATAATAAATTTTGGGATTACCACAATTCATTTGCAAAATCAGATTCTTTTTCTTCATCAGTTCTCATATCAGGTAATTCATATAATTTTTGCATCTTTTTATAATGTGCTTTCATTTCTTTATCTTTTATTTTAGCAACATTCATATTTCTATAACCCATTATTTTCACGAACTGAGTATTCTCGTTTAAGCTATTAAACAAGGATTTGAATTTCCACCAATGCATATACTCAATCTCATTTAAGTCGATTCCATATTGCTCCATAAAAGCACTAAAAATGTATTCATCATCAAATTCATAGCTATAAATTTGTTTTGCATCTTCTTGTCTTTCTTCATAGTCCTCTTTATTACTATTTTCAATAGTTTTTCCACATCTATAAAACCACAATATATCTTGTACTGCTTGTCTTACATCTGTAATTTTACTAATATCATAATAATAAAGTTGTAATGCTTGCATTATCTTCACTTCTTCACTTAAATTATGATCTTGCATTAATAATTCAAATTTTATACTTTCTCTGAAATCCGTTCTAATTTTCAAACCACTATTTGTATATTGTGGTAATTCATCTAAAAGGATGTTATTATTCATTTTTATTTTCTTTTGCTCCTCCTTGTTTCTCTATTTGGTTGGTATCTACTCAAAGATGTTGCAAAAGACTGTTGTTCTTTTTCTTTTTCTTTTACGATTTCTTCAAACGCATCTGTATGTTCTCTCAAATTATTTTTATTTCCAAATAACTTTTCGGAAATCCCTTCTCCAAACACATTGTCAAAGAAATTATTTATAATTCTGCATTGTTCTCTTATCACCTGTGAATAAGAAAGCCCTGCAGTTTCTCCTTTTTCGCATTCTTCAATAACTTTTTTTGCCTCGTTTTCAAATTTTTCCATATCATCAGCATCTAAAAAATCGAAATTAACCTCAATGTTTTTAATTTTCATAATAAATTCCATCCTTTCATAAAAAAAATAAGCAGAAGGTTATATTGCCCTCTGCTACTTACATTAACTATTCTGTTACTATTGTTGCTGTTCTTTCATCTTCGCTTAAAGTAACTTTGACTTTTTCAAATTTACCTTTTGCCTTTAATGCTCCACTATATGTATATGCATCGTTACTATCCCCATCACTATCAGGAACAACAGCATAGCTTCTTAATCTTGCATCATATTTTCCATCTGTATCTTTTGTTGTTTTATCTACAACTAAAGTTTCAACAACTGCATCATCTCCAGTTAATTCATCATCAGATATTTGTGCTATCTTTTCATGAACTGGATTGTCTTTATATTGATCAAATGCATAAGATTTTTCTTCTGCATAACCTGTTGTATCAGTTGTGTCTCCATCTTCATCTACATATCTTCTACTATATTCAGTAGCATTTTTTGATGTTGATATTTCTGTGAATTTACGCATTCTTTCAAATTTTTTTTCTGTTGATGTACCAACATTTAAGAAAGCGACTTTGTCACTTCTTTTGACTCTTGTTTCTTTTTTCTCAGCCATTTTAAAAGCTCCTTTCTTTTCAATATTCTTCTATATAGATTATTTGCATAGGAATAACATATATTGCAGTTGTTTCTGTTGTCTGTAATATTGTTCCTCTATTGCAACTAATTTTTTCTATACCATCTATATCTGGTAAATTATCCTTTTTTTCTTGCTCTTTAATCCATTGTATAAAATCATCACAAAATTTAGAATTATTTATTGTTTCTAGCGCATTAAATGGTGCTTGAATGCTAAAATCAAAATTTATTTGTTCTCTACATCCACCATCTGCAAATCTTTGTATAATTGTTGTTGTAGGTGTTTCATCAATAGAATAACTATAAGTTTTGGACTTCAAATAATCCACATTAACCTTTCCACCTTTTAAAAGTGGGCATTTTTCTATAAATTCTTTGATTATTTCCATTTTTCCCTTTATATCAGCCATATAAAATCATCCTTTCTTGATGTAATTTTCTACATCACTAATTAAATCATTTTTTCTTCTTTGCAACATTAATTGCTCCCATTTTGCACCAGTTCCAGAAGTATGATATTTAAGATTTTTACTTGTTACACTCTTTATTTCTCCTTTTCTAGCCCAAGAACTTCCTTTTTCAGTAAGCATTAATTTTCCATAATACTGAAATTTTGCATAAGGACTATTATATTTTATTTCATTGTTTGATGGATGCGATTTAATTTTTCTCAACATTCCACTATTAAATGGAATAAATGGATCACTTAATCTTTCAACTGTATCTCTTAAAAATTCTGTTACTTTACCATCTTTGTCTAATCCGATGATCTTTAATTATCTTACTTTTATTATTCATCTTAACTTTCAAATTAAAACCACTAGCCATTATTCACTTACTCCCAATTTATAATGTTGTAAATTACCTTTTCTATTATCATCCACACTAACAATCCTATATTTTTGAATATCATTATCTCTAAATATTTTATAATATTCATCGTTTGGATCATCTTCTTTTGCTGTTAATTTCCTTACTTCAATTTTATCAATATAATTTACAGACTTTTTATTCATCGTTTTAACAGATAATTTTGGTGTTCCTTCAACTACTATGTCTGTATTACTAATATTTAGGTCTTGTTTTGTTGGTATATAAATTGTTCCCGTACTGCCTTTTTCAAATCCTTTGTCTATTACATTGGCTTTTTTATTATGTCTAAAATAAACACCATCAAAAACCATTCTTGTTACTGTCCCATCATCATTATCATGATAAATAGTAATTGAGTGTATAAAAAACCTTTGATTCATCACAACACCCCACAATATAGAAGAGGTTGTCCATCTGTTCCTATCACATTCCATAAATACTTTTTTAGAATATTTAATTTATCCTCTTCTAGTTTCTTTTCAATTTCTTCCGGAGTGCTATATGTTTCACTCCATCCTTCAATACTTTGTGATTTTAGATTTCCGATTTCTTCTTTTTGGTCTTCTGCTTTACTAGTTTTAGTAACAATTAAGGCAGTTGCATATTTTACATTTTCATGTATATCATTGACATCAATTCTATTTTGTGTCTTTGAATTTATATATGTACTTGCCTCAATTACTAAATTATTAAAGTTACTAGGTATGCTATCTACACCTAATAACTCTTTATATTCGGCATCAGCTATATACTTTAGCATACCTTTTACCTCCTATTCTCCATATACTGCATATAATGTAGTATCAGCAGTTGGAGTAAATGGACTTGTTACAGTAGTATTTGTAGCACTTGCTGATTTAGCCCATCCTTTGAAAGTTTTACCTGTTGGAGCAGTTAAACCTGTACCATCACTCAATGTAATAGATTTTCCTGCCTCAACTTCTACAGAATCAATTGAACCTGTACCACCATTTGCATTATAAGTTACTGTATAAGTTTCTAATTTTTTATTCATTCTAACTTGAACGCCAAGTTTGTTAGTAACCATTAAACCACCAACTTGTCTACCTTGTAATGCAGATGCACAAATGTGTTTTCCATCTTTAATATCTTCAATTGAAGGTTCTTTTTTCCATACTTCATATTTTTGACAAAATCTTTTATCATATATAATAAAATCAATGTCATCTCCCATTAAGTAATTAGCTTTTGTAGGAACACCGGCAATTTTACCGATTACACCTTCTCTAACTAATTGTTCTCCAAGTGAACCTGCAGTATTTGAGAATTTTTCATCAGTTAATAGTAATTCTTCAACATCTGCTGAAATTGCTACTCTCATTGATGAAACTTTCATATTTCTCTTTTTCATATTTTTAACTTCTGCAACTATTTTTGCATAAACATTTGCAGTTGTTAATTTTGTAGTATCAGTTGAAACTGTACCTGTTTTTAAGCATTCTATTGCCATATTTTCTTTCTTTAATCCGATTGAATATCCTGCACTATCAATTCTTTGTGCAACTAAATTGTCAGGAACTGCCTCTGCCTCATAACCATCAATCAATTCATTTACACCATAATCTTTATCAATTGGTAATGGTAGAAAATCAGTTGAAGATGTTTGTAATTCAATACCATTTTTGATATCATAATCTGAAACTTTAACCTCTCCATCTCTTGTTGGGACATTGATTTGTCCTGTTACTTCATCTCTCTCATAATCTTCTGAGAAATCATCATAAATATTTGTTTCTGCTCTTGCTATTGTTAATACTTCATTTGCATAACTTTCTTTTCTTTTATGTGTTCCTGTTCCTAATGCGTTTGCCATAATAATCACCTATATCCTTTCTTTTACTTAAATAGATCAGGATGTTTTTGCTTTAATATAGCAGTAACACCACTGTCTTTTTTATTATTAATATTTTTTACTGAAACCCCATCTGTTTTAGCATCTGGTTCTTCTGTTTCTTTTTTTGTGTTTGTATATTTTGGATTTGATTTCAAAAATTCTTCAAGATTTTCATTGAAATCCCCCTCCATTTTTGAAACTTTAAATAAAACATAATCTGAATCATCTTTTGAAACACCACTCTCTAGAACAGCAATGTAATTCTCTTTTTCTTGCAAATCAGATAATGCCTTTTGATATTTAGTTTCTTTTTCTGCCTGCTTTTGCTCTGCTGATTTTTGACTTTCCTCATATTTTTCCAAAGCCTCAAGTCTTTCTTTACTAGGCATCTTTTTTTGATATTTTTCTTTTTCCTTTTTTAAAAGACTATTAACTTCATCTTGTGTATAAGTTTTGTCTTTCTTCTCAACATTTCCCTCATCTTTATTTTCATTGGCTTGAGTTCCAACATCACCTGTTCCTTCGATGTTTTTGTTTTCATCTTCTACAGAATTTGGATCTTGATTGTTTTTGTTTTCTTCATCCATAATTAAAACCTCCTTAAAAATACCTTTATTGTTCTTTTAGTCTGCAACAAAGTAAAAAGACCGTAAACCTCTGTTATTCTTTAATGTCTGTAACAAGTAAAAAGACTATAAAAAAAGACACCTATAAAAGTGTCTTTTAATAACATATTTAATTAGAATTTATAAGGAATTTTCAATTTTTACTATAATATCTAATATTTTTTCAAATTCCTCTGATTTTGGAGTAAAATCTTGTTTCTTATCTAAATGATCCATCATTATATTATAGACTTTATCTTCTAGTTCTTCTAGTGACTTCTCATCAAAATCTTGTGAAATATCTATATTACTATTTTTTAATAATTCCACTTGATGTTCATTAAAATTTGAATCTATTTTCATTTTTACTCCTCCTTTTTCGTTTTCTTTGGAAATACTGTTATTAGTTTTCCTGTTTCAACATTTATGGCAATAGTGCAATTTGCACCTTTTATTTGTTGGCTATTATCTTTTCTTATTTTACCATATTTTATTGGATTTTTCAATGTATCTTTTACATCTTCAAGACTTACATCTCTTGTATATGTTCGTGAAATAATATGTTCGCCTATCTCTTTTATTTCAATACCATTGACCTTACTTCTAATAATACCACTTTTATTATATTTATTAGCAATGTTCTTCACAGATTGTACTTGTTTGCTTATGGTCTTTTCGTAATTCCCAACATACATTCTAGTTTCATCTTTTTTTGATTCTATTTGTTCTATAAAATCATTTAATTGATTTTGATGTTGATTATATATTAGACTTCGTTTAGAAAATGCCATTTTAGTTTTTTCAATTAATTCTACATCTGTTGTATTACTGCGTAAAATGCCATCATAACCTATCAATTTTTTCTTATCTTCTCTGATTATTTTTTCCATTTGCCTTTGTGTTTGACTAGCCTGATATCTAGTCATTGTTGTATTGTTGTACTGTACTGTTTCATTTTGCCATTCCTTTAATTGTTGTTCTGTATATGTTTTAGATGAACCTTTGAAATAAGGCATCCAATCATGTCTACAATTTACACCTTTAAATCCTGTTGCAGTTCCATAGCCTATATCTTTTAAACTTAAATAACCTTTTTGACCACTTAAACTTACTATTTTACCCTGCCATGATGCGTGTTCTGGTCTTGCTCCACCATGTGCAGATATTTCCATCAAATCCCACCCTAATTCTAATGCTCTCATTTCTTGTAATTTTCCGCAGGTTTGATTCACTCCTGTTATAATATTCATTCTTGCTGCACTTTCTATTGATGTTTTGTGTCCGGAAGGATAAACAACTGTTGTTCCTTTGGTACTTATTTTATCAACTGCATCAATAATTGATTGTGAATAACTTTTTACCCCTGTTGAAACTTCCATATATGCTTGGTTCATCGCATTTAGAAAATCAAGTTGACTTGTATTTGCTGTTGACATTACTAAATTATTTAAATTGTTATTTGTTTTTTCTGCAGATGCAATAAGCAAGTCCATCATTGACTTATCTTGTTTAATCTTTATTGGGTTTAACCCTGCTTTTTTATAAACCTCATCATCAATTTTTATGGATGTTGCTCCGGCATCTTCAAATATTTTTAATGTATCTTCATAACTGGATTTATTGTACTTTGCAACTAAATCAACAATGTCTGTATATAGCATTCCCATTTCCTGTGCAATCATAATGTCATTTTTAGCAACTGTATTTGCATAGCCTACATTTGCTATTCTTTCTGCTATTTCCTGTATAATATCAAGTTCCAAATTGTTATATACATTCATTGCTTGTTTTTCTATTTTTTCCAAATAATCCGGAGGTAACATTTATTATTCCTCCTTCTTTTCTTTTTTGTCCTCATCTTCTTTTTTAGATGGCTTTGGATCTTCTTCCGTTGGGAAACCAAATACTTCTTGATTCGTCATTTTTTCATCATTTATCTCTTGCAATTCTTTTTCTGCTTGTTTTTCTGTTAGTCCTTCATGTTTCATTAAATATGCTTTTTTACTCTTTAATCCCTGTTGCACTTCCATCAAGTCAAGTGTTCTTTCTGCATTTTTATCAACGATTATAGAGTCATCAGGTGTTATTGTTATATCTGATGACTCTATTCCTTCAATATGGCATATTGCTCTAACTAAATCATAAACAACATCATTGACATTTATTAAATGATGTGATCTAGTTCTAAATGCCTCACTATTTTCTGATATAACTTCTGTTGCAGTTTTTGTTGAAACTCCATCAAATTTATAAAAATTACTACCTAATCCTACATTAGAAGATAACCAATTCAAATCTGCATTTATTGCATCTATATGTTCTTGTGTTCTTAATGTAAAATCAATTTCTTTTGCAGGTTGTTTTTCCATTCCTTCTATTGCAACATATACTTGGTCTTCTGTATCAAAATATTGAACATAATCAACTTTTCCATTTTCATTAGGAACTGCTTTTGCTTTTAATGATGAATTATCAACTAATATTCTTTTCTTTCCCAATCTAAATTCTTGCATAAAACTATCATATTTCATATCAATTGCTTTGAAACGATCAATAGAATTTGCAAAAAGAGATATTCCCAAAGGACTAGCCATATCCAAATTGTTTGCAAGATTTGGTTTTAATATTTGGAAATATGGCACTTCTGTTTCAATGATATCTTCCTTTTTTATATCAGGATAATAATCATTAAATTCAAGTTCTTTTCCTAGTTCTTTTTCGTTAGTTGATTTATACAACTCATGTTTTCTTATATATTTACCATCTTCATATTCATGATATGTTAAATGTGTATAATATAATGTTTGTTCCTTTTTTGTCCCTTCTGTTTTTTCTATCTCTGAATATCTAGAGACAGTTATTAAACCATAAATATATGAATTTGTATATTTATACGGAATGAATAAATCTCCTGTAACATAATCAATTGTTGTTTGTCCATTATCCTTATATTCTATTAATGCACCATTTCCTAATGCAAGTGCCTGTTCAATAAATATAGGAAAATTAGTTGTGAAATTATTTACTTTATTATCTAAAATCGCCCATAACTTTTTGCTATTTTCTTTCGATTTTAAATTTATTTGTGTTTTTTCTGTCCATAATAGTTTTGCCATATCTTCACATAATTTTTTTGGCATATTCATTGTAAGTCTTTCTAGTTTTGTTGTCTTTCCATTCGCAAGTCTGGCGGTATAATGATGAAAACTTGCTACATCTCCAGCATACCATTCTTTCCATATTTGCATATAATCATAAACATCACCAACTGCAAGATTTACATTGTTTTTTTTACTTAAAACACTTGAAATATTGTTATATAGCTCCATCTTTCATTCTCCTTTTTAAAATTTTAATCCTAATTTAACTAAATTATCTTTTACCCAATATTGAAATTCATCTTGTGTATGATCTGCGTAAGTATATGCATAGCTTTGTGAATGAGTATTATAATATCTTTCATCTACTGGTAGGTCTTTTTCTGTTTTGTCTGGTATTGGCTTTCCATTCTCTATTGATTTTGGTAGCCATTGATAATTTTCGTTTTCTTTCTTAAATATTTGATTATTGTTATTTAAAACAACTCTAAATTTCTTCTTGGCAATAAAATCTTGTGAATAATCAACTAACTTTTCCTTATTTGTGCCTTTGTCTACTGGATTCAATCTTACACCAAAATCTTTATAATATTGATTTCTTAGTGCACCTTCTGCAGAGTCTATTGTTTCTCTATCTGTAATTGTTTTATATGTTTTTGTCATTTCCCTTTTAAAATTAAATAAATCAGCACTTAATTCGCTTGGTGCTTTTTTTATAGGCTTTTCATTTGGAGAATAATAATAGGTATCTAATAAATACCAATAGCCATCATTTCCTAACCCATAACACCCACAAGCCGTTGCTGATGTTTGATGTCCACTATCTATTGAAAAATCAATATAAACAATATCAATTTTATTTTCAATAATATAATTTTCACTTACATATTCAATTAAATCAGGATTAAATATTAAACCTTCTAGTCCAATTACTTGACCTAACCAAATCCAATTGTATCTTTTTTCATCGTTCTTCTTTAGATTTTCTGCCTCTTTAATTGCAATTTTACCAACCCATTCCGGATTAACTGTTCTATAATCACTATGACTAACTAAATATTCAGGATCTTTTCTTTTCTTATCAGCCCATTTATTTACCCAGTCAAATTTGTTTTTTGGTGGGTTGTATGAATATAGAGCCATAAACCAATCATTATTACCACGAGTAAATGTTGCTTTAATTTGTTCTATTGTTTCCTCATCTTTAAAATTGGTTAATTCTTCAAACCATATAATCTTTATCAATTTCTTTTCATCAATTGTTCCTTTTATTGTTTCAAAGTCATCTCCACCTGCAAAATATATTTTATTATCATTTTTAAAAAAGGTTATTTCCATTGGAGAAACAGTTGCCTTATAATCTATTCCCTCAACTAATCCTAATCTATGACAAGCTCTTTTTATTTCTCTAAATACTGATTTTCTTAAATCTACTTGATGATTTCTCATACATACAGCTGAACAATTATCTTCATTTAAACAATTATAAACAATTTTTATTGCAATCATTGATGTTTTTGTTGAGTTTCTACCACCTTCATATATTTGATTTGTCTTTCTTGAATTAAATGTTGTCCAAAAATGAGGTGCTATTATTTCTCTAATGCTAACCTTACTCATTTTGCATCACATCCGTTTCATCATCGTATGGCAAATCATTTATAATTTCAATTCTTTCAGAACTTCCTTGTGGTTTTTTCTCTTTTTCTTTTGCAACTTCATAATCAAATCGTTTTTCCTCTAATTCAATCTTATGTAATGAGTCTAATGCTCTTCTTTTTGCCTCTTGTATTTTTGTAAAAGCCTGTTCATATCTAATTATTAACAATTGAGTATTTTCTGCCTCCGTCGAAGTTCCAAATTCTGTTGATTTTGACATTTTCATAATAGTTAAATCTTTACTAGCTCTCAATTCATTAATTTTATCTAGTATTCTTTTTTCTCTTACTTTACATATTCTTATTTCTTCTTTAAGAATGTCGCTTTTACTTTCAATAGGTTCATTAAATAATTCTAATTCCTCCTCTGAAAAACATCCATTAAATTTTGAATATGCTCCAGTAACTTCTGCATTCTTATTTCCCCTCGTTCCGTGTCCACCTTTGTTGCCTTTTGTTCCTTTTTGTTTTCTAGTTTTCCATTTATTTTTTCTTATTTGATAATTCAGTTGGTTTAATGTGATATGGTGTTTAGTGATAATATCTTTTTTTAACATTCCGGAATTGTAATCTTTTTCTATTTCTTCAATATTCACATTCAGCCACCACATCCTTTCTTTATTCCTTTTCTGCTTTTTTTCCAGTCAATTTTTCCCACCTTTTAATAATTACATCGCAATAAACAGGATCTAGTTCCATTGTATAACATTTTCTATCAGTCTTTTCTGCTGCAATCAAGGTCGTACCACTCCCTCCAAAGCAATCAACAACTATATCATCTCTATTTGTTGTTAATTTAATTGCTTTTATAGGTAATTCTAATGGAAAACAAGCTTTATGATTATCTAATTGTGTATTTCCAGTACTTATTCTCCAATAATTACTAATTCCTTTACCAGTCTTTTTATTAAAATATGCTTTTTTGTCAGTTGTTCCCAAACAATACAATTCCATATCCTCTGAAATTGCATCCTCGTTTCCAACCATCAATATATCTTCATATTGTCTTGTCAACATTTCCTTTGATGTTATTGGCATTCCGTGTCCTTTATCCCACACGATTAATTCCATAAATTTAAGTCCTGTTTCCTTAACGATTTTGTATAATATCTCAATAAATTCCCATCTTGAGTTTTTGTTATAACTTATATTCCAAAATAAAAAACCTTTTAAATAATTAGTCCATAATTTTACAACATTTAGATTAAAATCAATGTATTTTCTACTTTCCAAATTGTCCTCATAGTTTTCATACATTTTAGAACTCATATTATATGGTGGAGATGTAAAAATACATTTTGCCACATCATTTTTCATCAATTTTTCAACATCATCTTTGCTTGTTGAATCTCCACACATTAGTCTGTGTTTACCCAAAATCCAAATATCTCCTAATTTTGTAACTGGTTGTTCTATTTCTTTTAATGTTTCCTCAACCTCAAAATTATCTTCTTTTGAGCCTAACGTTTCTTTAAGAATATTTTCAACTTCATCAAAGCTAAAACCTGTCATCTCCATATCAAAATCTTCTTTTTGTAATTCTTCCATCAATTCTTCTAATTTCGTATTGTCCCATTCTCCTGATACATTTTCATTATTAAGAATAATATTACAACCTTTTTCTTTACTTTTATCATAGTCTACAACTACACATTCTATTTCTGTATATCCTAAATCTTTTAATATCTTTAATCTTTGATGACCGCCAATTATTGTCATATCTTTATTAACAACAAGTGGAATCACACAGCCATATTCAACTATGCTCTTTTTTATTCTTTGATATTCTTCGTCTTCTGGTTTTAGATCTTTTCTTGGATTGTATTCCGCTGGTTTTAATTTTTCTATTTTTATTTTCTCTATTTTCATTGCAAGTTTCCTTTCCAAAACACAATAAATACTTCCTGCAATTTTTGCATTGAAATTTTAAACATATTTCTTTCATAGAGCCTCCTGTCTTTTGTAAAATAAAAAAGTCTATCTGCACTTAAGCAAATAGACCTTTTACAAAGGAAGATGTTATGAAATCCACAAAAAGGTATTACATTTTTTGTAGTTTTACACTTATACACATTATAACACATAAATTTCAAATTTTTGTGGCAATATTTTCCCCTTAAGTATATTTAATTCCTTTTACTCCGAAATATAATATTGAAAATTCTTTAATTGCTCTATTTTTTATGTCATAAATAGTATGATTGCTATTTTCAGAATAATTTAATAACCTAGCGATTTCTTTCATTGACTTTTTATAATCAGTTATATATTTTAATTCAATAAACTTATGTAATAATTCATCATCTTTTTTTATCTCTTTTAAAATATCAGAAACCAGTTTCATTTCTTTTTGTGTTTCATCAATTTGTGCATTTATCTCCATTAATTCACACATTTGATTTATTGTACTTTCACTATAATCTTGATGTTGTATTGCAGGTTTATCGTATTGTATTCCACCTGCATCCTTTGGAAACCCTTTTTTTATAATTTTCATTTTTCTTTTTTGCAAATAATTTAAAGATGTGCTTAATTTTCTATAATTTTTTAATATTTCTTCACTTTCTTTTATATAATTCATTACTTGCCTCCTTCTCTTTTGTGTCTTTAAAGTAAACACAATTTACACTTCCATCTATAATTCTTTTTATGTAACATAAATTCGTGCTCTTGTTGGCACATTTTACACATTTTTCTTTTTTATATTCTTCAAAATTAGCAATCTTCATAATTTAATCCTCCGATTTTATTTTTTTCTTTTCTTCTCTTTTAAATATAATTGTATTGAATAACCTATAAGAGCAACAAATTCAACTCCTATTGTTGTCAATACACCGCACCAGAATTCACTTATATACATATTACTATTCCTCCTCAACTATCTTCCAATCTTCTGCAAGCATATCTGCCTGACTTGCCAGCCACCCAATTTGTACTCCTGATGTTCCTACAAATGCTATTGCTTTATTTCCTATTGCATCGTGTTCTGCATTTATTATTTCATCATTAGAATTTTTATAACTGATATTAGTCGCTAATTCTATATATTGATTTTTACCATTCCAACCTTGCCTTTGTAGTCTTTTACCTTCTTTTAAATATTGAATTGCTTTTCCAAAATCAAATACATCCGTTTTTTCATCTTGTTTTTTTGTCATTTCTCTATATCTACTACTCATTATTATTAATTTATCATATTTTTCTTGATCCACCGTTATTGTCGGTGTGTAAAAAGCTCTATCTAATGCCATCTTCTATTCCTCCTCTATTTTTATACATCTATTTTCAAATTTTTTATAAGCATCAAAATACAATTCCTTTTTATCTCCGTTATATGTACATTCATAATACATTCCATTAAACAATGTTGTGCTTAACAATGCCTTATTATTTTGTAATGTTTTACATTGCCAAACAACAAAAACATCAAATTCTGGAACATCGTCACTCTTATCCAAATGATCCATTTCATATTTTTTAACTATTTCCTTACATTTATTTATAAATTTTTCATTTTCCATTTTAAATACCTCCAACTTTCAACTTTTATTTTGTTCTAAACTCATTAATTGCTCATTTATTTTTCTGATTTCTTTTTCATATTGTGCATTTTGCTTATTATTACAATCAATGGCATAAATCAACGCTTCTTTTTGTCCATTTAATTGATTTTCGAGAATAACATCATCAACTGACTTCCTAAACCTATTCATATTTACATAAGGATTACAGTCAAATAATCTAATTCCATCAACAAATTCCCATGTACTTTTAGACTTTTTACTTTTCTTATTGCTCATTATTTTTCTCCTCATTTAATAAATTTTTAAAATATTTCCATTCTCCATCGTGCAATGATTTTTTACAATATTTTTCTATATTTATTTTATCTGTATTTAAAAATTTTTTTACATAATCTAATTTCTTTTTGGCAGTTGTGTTCAATGAATTATATTTTACATTAAAATAATCTGTAACATTCATTCCTTTAACATAAGCACTGACATTTTTATTTAACCATCTTCTATTTAATGTATATTTTATAAATTCTATGCCTTGATATAATGCCCTTGATTGTTTCTTATTGCTACTAGTGTCGTAGATTCTTACTGTATTTCCTTGTGCTATATCAAATAAAAAATTATAGTCTAAATCTTGTATCATCCTGTCAAAAAGTTTTTGTTCACAATATGTACTTTGTATTCTTACCAACTTGTAATTTGGTATTTCATTTATATATTCTAATCCATTTGTAAGATTCAAATAGTTTGTTATTTTTTCATCCACTTATTTTTCCTCCAACATTTTTATTTGATAACATACTTCTCTAATTTCTTCATATATTTCAGATGTTGTCCACTTTTTCCCATTAGTCTTAAATTCACTTGGAAGTATTTCTTCATATCCAGCATAATCTCCATAGTGTGCATAATCCCAGCCAATAAATTTTCCATCTATTTTTTGATTTTTACTAATCCATAAATGGTCATTAAAATATGTAATCCCCCCGTGAACATCCAGCTTAATATCTAACTTATCTTCATCAATATTGATATTGTCTGGCATTTTTATATAAGCTGTTGGATGTGTTCCTAAATTCAGAATATAATATAGCAATCCAAAACAAAAACCAGTATCTAATACCTCTATTTTTCTTTCAAATTGATATTTCATCTCTTTCATTTCTCATCACTCTCCTTCGCTACTTGTAAAATACACATAATTGTAATTCCAATATAACAACCTAATATAAAACCAATTAAAAATTTAATCATTTTTCCCTCCTGTTTTTATTAGTGCGTGTTCATAATCTCCACTAAACATTGACTTATTATTACAAGCCCATTTATACCCTTGCGGTGCAGTACTTGCATTTTCTATATATCTCCATCCTGGTGGCAATTCATTTAAAATTTTAATTTCTTTTTCTTTAAAATATTTTAAATAATCTTTCATTCTTTTATCTCCTCAATCATTACCACTGTACTTGGTACTTGTGAATAATACTTCTCAACTTCTAGCTTTACAATTTGCTTATCATCTAAATAAGCAATTCCATTTAAAGAATCCAATATACTTTTTGCAATATTATCTGTATCAGGTTTCACTGTTGGAAATATTTCGCAATTCAACATTTGTTGTTTTTTCTTTTTACTTGTACTTTTTGGTATTTCAAAATATGCTTTGATTGTTACTCTTAATGGTTTCTCCATTAACTCTTTATCTTTGTATTTTTCTAAATAACAAGTTTTAACCCAATTTTCATAAGCGATTGTTTCATTTGGTGTATATGTTTTACCTGAATATTTATTAAATCTCGGTCTTTGCTTTGCTTGTACCTTTCCTTGTATTACAAAATTAACTTTCACTTTCTTATCTCCTTTTAATATCAGTTCGTTTCAAAAATGTCAGTAGGTTGTCCTTAATTTATATGCCTCACATTTTTAAAATTTTTGCCATATTTTGTATTTTTATTGTTTAATCGTATAATTTGTTGTTTTTTTATTATTTCTTTTTAAAATTGATTTTCGTTTGTTTTTTTAATGCATCATAATATTGTTTTTTCCAATTGTCATATCCTGCTGCAAAATCCTTACATCTCTTCCATCCTGCAAAATTTGGATTTTCCAATTTGTTACAACCAAGGCAATATTTGCATAAAACTTCATCTTTTAATTGACTCATTTCTTTTCTAGTTCCTTTCTTAAACATACAATAAAATAATTCATAAAATCTGTAATTTGTTTTTCTGTTTTTTTCTTTATTGGGCAATATTTTTTGGCTGTTAAAAATATTCTTGTAAATTCTTTTTCCTTTAGATCTATTAAATAAACTTTGTAAGGGCTTAAATATATTTGAGAAATTGCATAATATTTAAGTTGTAATTCAAATAAATTTTCTTCTGGTAAATAACTATCATCTTCAATATACAATTCCATTCTTTTTAATGTTGTTTGTATAGATATCTTATCCATTTCATTTAAGCCCTCAAAATTTTTCGCTTTTTCTGTTATATATAAATATAAATAATTTAATTTAATTTTATTTATACTTGTTACATTGTTAGTTGTTGTCATTTGTTTGTCATTTGTTTGTCGTTTGTTTGTCATTTTGCTTGTCGCATTTTCTTCCTTTGCTTGATAATCTTCGTATTTTTCAATGGTTACAAGTGTATATTTGTTTGTCGCTTTGCTTGTTATTTCTCCGGTGCTTTTCAGTTTTTCTAGCGATGTTCTTATTTGTCTAACAGATAAATTCAGTCCATCAGAAAGATGTTGTATTGATGTTACTAATTGCCCTCTTTTAATTAATTGCCCCTGCCAATATTTATCTTCATAATTTGCTAATAGAAGGAGATGGATAAAAAGTCTACAAGTGTTGCCATCTTGATACCACTCCCAATTTATCAATTTTTTGTATAAACATATCCATCCTTCCATAGTTTATCTCCTTTGCTCTAGTTATTTCCAAAGAAGAAATCTGTATTTTTTTCTGTTTCTACTTTATTTTGTTGTGTTTCTTCTTGTTTTACTTCTACTGGTTGTTCTCGATTTTCTGTTTCAATAACTTCATTTACCATTTCGTTGTTATCAACATAATCATAAGTTCCATTATCATTTATAACTGCCATATCAGATTCAAGTGCTTTTTGCATTGTTAAATCAATACTCATAATTCCCCATTTAGAAATAAGCTGTCTTAACATTGTTTTATAGGCCATTCCATCAAAATCTTTTTCCCAAAAAGTATATCCCTTTTTAGCTCTATATCCCATTGAATACTTTAAGGCATGTGCTTCCATTCTTTGTTTTGACCAATAAATAGTTTTTCTAAATCCATTTAGATATTCAAACATTGCATAATATCCAATTGTTTCTGCTTTTTCTCTTTCTTCTTCATTTTCTATCAATTTAACTTCAATATCTTCATCTAAAGGATCATATTTAATTAGTTCTCCTTCTTTAATTGCTAATACATTTAATTTCTTATATTGTCCGCTTCTGATTGCTAGTTGAATATAACCTTTATAACCAATTTGAAATTGTGCTACCTTACACCCTCTTTTATTATCATTGAATGGTACTAAGTAGAATTGTCCTAATTGGGGACTAGGACTCAAATTAAGAGCCTGTCCCAATAATGCTGCAGATACTATTGAGGCATTATCACATTCTGCTAATTGTGGATTTGTAGAAACTGCTGATATAATTGATGTAACAAATTGTTGTCCCTTTTCTCCTCCAACCATTTCATTAATTTTTTTCTTCATTGCATCTTGTGCTAAAAAAGCACTAAATGTTTGTTTTTGATTTGCTTTAACTAAACTATTTTTAACTTCCATCTTTTTAATCCTCCATCAATTTATTTAATAATTCTTCAATATCTTTCGCTTTATTTTTATCAACTTTTATTTCCTTTACTACTATGTTTTTATTAAAGTAAGGTCTTTCTTTTAATCCAAATTTAATTGCATCTTTTAGGATTTTTTCATCAAACCCATTTTCTAGTAAATTTTTAATCAAACTTCCAATTACCGCTGCAATAGTTTCTTCATCACCTTCTACAACACAAGGTTTTTGAATTGATTTAGAACTATCAAACTCCAAATGTATTTTTACATAATTTCTATTTTTTTCTTTATCAAATAATCCCATTGTTATATCCTCCCATATTTAATATTATTTTTTTCAAAGAATTCTCTAATAGCCATAAATTGTTCTTTCGTTGCAGTTACTCTAAAATCAATGGTTAATAAATTTTTTCCTTCAACCTTATCACTTTCTTTTGCTTGCTCTATTATGTAACTTTGTGTTTCCTTATCTTGTTCTGCTTTTTGTTTGTTTAATTCTTCTATTTTTTTATTATTTTCATCAATTTTCATTCCCTCTTGTATTGCTAAACTTAAAACTGATGGATTGGTAATATTTCCAAAATAATAACTTTTTACTGCCTTGTTTATTCCCTCATCTGAAATTTGAGAATCTATTATTTTTAAATCATCATGTGTCTTTACTACAATGTGATTTATATCTTCTTGAATCTTTTTGTTAGAATATGTTTTATTCAACCATCTTGGATTAAATATCGTATCTAAACTTACAATCTCTTTCAAATCTCCTATACATGAATTAAATATTACTTCTATTTGTCCTTTTTTCTCTTCTTGCTCTTTTAATTCAAATTCTTTTATTTGTTTATCAATTGTTCCTGATGCATCATCTACTATTGACATTAACTCTTTACACTTATTTTCAAAATCCACATAAGGTTTTAATAGTTCATTTTTTATTCTCTTCTTTTCATCATTGATAGCTGATGAAACTTTATTCAAAGTTGCCCTATCTTGTCTTGCTAATGTTATTGTTTCTGGTGTATAAACTACATCTTTATATTCTTTTGTTTTTGTTATTAACCAATTTTTAATATCTTCATAATTAAATTTTACTGGCTCTAATGACTTAATTTCTTCAACTTTTAATTCCATAACTTTATTTTCCTTTCTTTTTAATCTTCAGATACTGATAAGAAGTTTTTATTTCCGCTATATCCAAAACATAAATTGCCTCCATCACATATTAGAGCTAATTCATCTAATGTTATTTCATCAGAACATTTATAAATTTTATATTCTCCATGTCCATAGCAAGCCTTCCTTGAATAAACAATATCGTTTTGTTCTAGTTCTTCATCTGTAGGTGCTTTATGGTCAATATCACTAACTTTTAATATTTTGTATTTTTGTTCTAATTCTTCATAAATTTTCATATTAATTTTCATTTTTTCAGTTTCATTCTCAGTAAATGCCCATGGCGAATATATTTTCTTTTCTAGATTATTTTTTTCTTGAAAAAACTCATCTTTATTTAATTTGGTGTCTATTATTTTCATATAGTCTTTTATTTCCTCAATTTCTTTTTCATCTATGTTTGTCCTAACAACTTGTGCAATTGATTTACCATATCTAGTTGGTACTTCAACTACATCCCCAACCTTTATATCTTCAATATCTGAATAATAGCTATATTCTCTACCAGTAAAAGTTCTCTTTTCAAATCTATCCTCGTATTTAACTCCTACAATTTTAAGTTCTTTATTTTCACTTTGAGCAACACATTCTGGATCCATTTGATTACTGAATGATGTTTTTTCTTTCTCTATAAAATCTTCTTTATTCATAATAATTCTCTCCTTATAAATTTGGTAATTCTAATGGTGGCTGAACATTTTTTTCAACATATTTAGTCCAAAATTCAATTTCAGCTTTTTCTAATTCTTTAATATCTTCTTCAAAGTCATTTCTATTAATTTTGTAATGTCTCGTTTCTAATTTAATATCTCCATCAAAATCATATTTCAATTGAGCTTTTAGTATTGCAAATGAATATCCTGTTACATTAAGATAATGTAATACTTGACAGAAATAATTATCAGGAATTTTTTCCTTCCATTTTTCCTTTTGCATACTTTGTAAAATATTTGTGGTTTTTATTTCTAATATTCCTAATTCTCCTGTTTCCTTATCAACAAGTTGTCCATCTAAACTAGCAAATAAAAATGGATATTTAGAATGTTTTATTGTTACATTTTCCTCGTGTGAAACCTCATATTGTGGAAAATCCAACTTAAATAATTCTCTTAAATATTCCTCTGCTTGTGTTCCATATTTCACATAAGGTTTATCAGAAATATCTTCCGCTTGAACTCTTCCTGTTTTTTCTTCCCAAAGTCTAATATTGTTTTTATATGGATTTAATCCAAGGATAACTGCTGCATCAGATCCACCAATTCCTTTTTGTCTTTCTTTTAACCATTCCTCTCTACTTGGCATTAGTTTCCTCCTCATCTTCAAATAGATTATCTCCTAGTGTATGTGTAATAATGACACCCAAAAGCATTGCAGAAACTTCCATACCTGTACTTGGTTTTTTATCCAATTTTTCAATATCTCCAAAAGGATTTACACAAGTTTCTGCTGCTGCATCTTCAAACATCTCTTTTATTTCCTCATAGGTATATGTTCTATTTTTTTTTATTTTATTGATTTCAATTTTTTCCATTTTCATTGTCCTTTCTAACTTTTTGTGTTAAAATATTCACAAAAGTATTTTCTTAAATATTTTTATAGAACTATTTATTGCTTTGGTCGGCTATGGTAGTTCTATTTTTTGTTTCATCAATTAGAAGTTCATATCTTGTATTAGTACATAATTCTGCAATTTGTCTTCTTAATACTTCATCTTCATTTTTTTCATTTAATTCGTGAATTTCTTCTAAAACTCCGGCAACACTTGTTTTGACATCGTATATTTCTTGGTCTTTTAGCCTTATAGTTTCTTCTAACTGTGCAATTCTTTCATTTTGATTCATACTATTCCCCTCCTTTCAAAAGTTTTAAATTATTTTTCATAATTCTTAGTGTTGTTTTCATATTGTTGAATCTATATATGATAAATAAACTTTTTACATATTGTTTTATATCCATAAACTTATCCTCCTATTTACTTTCTTCTAATATTGTTTCTGCAACAATTATTAGTAATAGTGCTAATATAGGAATTAAATATTCTCCACCTTGTGCTATATAGCCTCTTAATTTTGTTGCATAGTTTATGGCAATTGGTGTAATAATTAAAGTTCCTATAATAATAAATAATTCTATAATTCTAACAATAAATTTTTTTCTATTAATTATCTTCATTTGTAATCACTTTCCTTTCTCCAATACATTCTAAAAATTTACTTTTTATAATAATGTAACTCCAATTTCCTTTTCCATCTTTTGGTGGTACTGCATATCCAAATGGAAATCTACCTGTTTTTAATCCTGCTCTTATTGTTTCTGCATTTGTATGTAGTATTTTTCCAACTTCAGAAGGTGTCATTCTTTCTATTGGTTTTATTTCTTTTTCCATGTTTACTCCTTTCTTTTTTGTGTGGTAATGTCGCAATTTTTAATTTTTTCATAACTTTTTCTCCTTATTTGTGAATTTATTCACATTTTATTCTAAAAAAATATAGCTATTTGGATCTAATCCATTCTTTTTACAAAAGTCCACAACCCCATTTATTATTTTAGGACTATGGTCTATTTCTTTTTTATTTAAGACTTGAATAAAATATGAACCATTTATCCCTATTTCTTCTGCAAACCAACTCTTGTTATTTCTAAATTTTTCTTTTATTAGTTCATTTACTGCATCTACATTTAGCCTAACTCTCGCCTCTTTCATTTTATCCCTCCTTGTCTGTGAATTTATTCACAATGTCATTATATATATTCTTTTTTTAAAAGTCAATACTTTTTTGTGATTTTTTTCACATTTTTTTATTGACTTTTTCTAAGCCTTGTTATATACTAGTTTTGGAGGTAATATTTATGTTTAACAAAGATGAAT